ATAGAACGTATTCCTGGTGAACTCTTCGTGATCATCAGGTGTGACGGCCCTGAATTTGATCACAGGCTTCACAACATTCCACCCGTGTCGTACATGATGTCAGTGCCAACATGGATGGTCTCGGCTGCGCTGCGTCCACGAAGATACATGGCGATATGCCGACCGAGACCCGTGCCGCCGAATGGAGGTTGATCCACGATGTAGCCGCCGCCCCAGAGATCTGTATCCCAGATGCCGCTGTTCCACAGACCACCGCTCGGGGAGACGTAGGCCGGAGAACCGGGCGGCTCGGTAAGATCAAAATCGTACCGGGCGAGGATGCTGTAGCTCGGTCGCGCCTGTCCGATAAACTGGGGACGCAGGAAATGGACTCGCTTGAACGTGGCGGGGGATTCCAGATTCTGGAAGCTCGTCAGGCACTCCCACTCGACCGCCGTCGCGTTGTTTTCTGGATCAACGAGAGTTACGTTGTCGGCGTAGCCCTCATAGCTCCAAACGACATTGTTCTCGTCTCCCATGTACATCTTGCCGTTGAACATCTCGGCGCACTTCATGGGGAGACCAACGAACTGCGACCACGCGCGAGTCGTGTGGCTGTAGACGAACTGCATCCACGGCCGACCAGTCTCACGAGGAGTGATGATGAAGATCAACTGCTCCGCCGGGTTGAAGATCATCTGCCATCCGAACACGGTGTTCCCACGCTGAAGAACAGAGTTGATGCGAGAATTGATCTTGTAGCTGATGCTCGCCTGCTCGTCTGTGGCAGGAAGACCCGCAATCAGCTTTGACGTCTGGAGCAGCCCGTAGGTCGTGAGCAGAAGCAGCTCGCCACCCATATCGTCGCCTTGACGACGGCCCTGAGTGGTCTTGCCGATGTACCACCAACCGACCATGTTGAATGTCGCTGCCTGCGCCGGGTCGGTGCCCTTGTAGACCACCATGTCACCTGCGCTACTGATGGCGACCAAATAGTCGTCAACGCCCTCGCCGCCGTCAACGGTCCAGTTCCAGATGGACTTCAGGTATCCGCCATACTTGAATTTGTTGCCGAACTCGAACTTCGTGGCGTTACCACTGATCTGGCCCACCGGAAGATACCATGCGTTTCCGCTCGAGCCCTCCACGAACCAGACCCGGTTCTTCCATACGGTCACGAAGTCCAGCACGGCAGCAGTCACGCCACCACTGACAGAACCGACCGCCCAAGTATTCGTCGCTGCTGTGTAGACGAAGTACCCATTCTCCTGATCGCACAGTAGAATGAACTGCCCAGCGACAGTCGTATAGTGATGCCACGAGCACCACCCAGTCTTGTCCGTCTTTACAGGGAAATTTAGGACTTTGGTGGGAACGGCTCCTGCCACGGAGCAGTCGTAGATGCCGTCGCTGTTGCAGGCGAACAATCGGTTAACCGGAACATTCGCGTCGTCATCCTGAAACGGAACGAGCGTCTTGATTCCGTCACCGTCGGGGATAGCGAGTGAGTGTTGCCGATACCCTTTACGAACATGAACCCCGTACTGGTTCGGGATCATGTTGGTCATGATCAGGGCATCACCGGGCGGCACGTTCGCCGCGCCGTCAACTGCGTTGATTCCACCCTGCGCCGGGGGCCAGAATGTCGCCTGCGTGATCTGTCGCTGACGCTGCTTCTTGCGCCCAGCGATCTCCATGAATCTCTTGCCAGCAGCGAGCATGGTCAGCTCCCGTAGCCAGTTTCCGGAACGTTCCTGATCCCATTGAGGAATGGCTGACCGAACACGCCACCACCGTTGAGCGAGAGCACCGGGGCGCTCTTGTCTTTGCCGACCCACGCATCCAGAGCCACGCGGAACTCGTCCTCGGCCTTGGTCGTGTCGAAGCCCTTCGCTTGCAGGAACGCGAGCTTCAGCTTCTTCAGGAACAGGATCGGCTCGTAGAGCGGCGTGTCGCTACTCTGCGTCACGTTGTCCTTGTAGACCGGCGCGGTCGGCGGCGAGTTGCCGTCCAAGACCCAGTTCCGGCTGACGTACTTGTACGCGATCGGAATGCCGACAGCGGGAGGCTGCGGCCAGAGCTGGAGCTTGCCGTCAGCGATACGGAACCACGCATAGATCGTGACCGTATAAAGCTGAGCGGCCTGAAGATATGACCACCACTGAGCTGAAGAGGGGCCGAGCAGCGGATACGCCGCGCCCGGAGCTCCCTGCTGCCACCCGGTCTGGTCAATCATGTAGCCGAAGTCATCGGGCAGGTCGTACAGGCCCGTGTCGCCAACAGCCGTCACGAACGACTTGGTTCGCTCCAACTGCTGCCACTCGTTCTCCTGCACGAGATCCTGCCCTGCCTCGGTTGCCAGAGTGCAAAGCTGAATGAACGCGGGATCAGTGGAAGCGAACGGGTCCGTGGTCTTGTTCAGGCCAATGCTGACCGCCACCCGGTTGATGAGATCGCCTACCGTCTGAAACCGCGCCATTTCACTTCCCCTTCTTGGCGAGCGCCATCAACTCCTGGATCTGCGCCGCTTGCTCGTTGATCGCGTGCTCCAGCGTCTCGATCCGGTTGTCGCGCTCCGCCAGTTCTGCCTGGAGCTTGTTGACCGTCGCCTGATCTTCCATGGCAGCGACGAAGGCCGCAGCCTTCTGCTTCCACTGATGACCCGTCGGAATCTTGGCGACGTAGGTGTCAGCCAGATTGGCGAGCTGCTCGACGGTGAAAATGTTGAGGTACTCGAGTTCTTTGGCGAGCGGCCCCGGCATCTGCGGCCAGAGCGCGAGCGGGGTGCCGTCGTGGGACTTCTGCTCGAGGTTCTGCTTGAATCGAGAGTACTGGGTCGGGAACCGCAGGACGTCGTCCGTGGGGAGCATCCCGGTGCGCTGCACGGGGCGATCCACCGCATTGTGACGGTCACCCGGCACCATGATCTTGATGAACTCCCGTTCGCGGAAGCACTTGCGTCCTTCGGCCAGCGAGCGCTCCTTGTCCTCCACCGTCTTGGTGTAGAACATCACGCCCAAACGATCGTCCCCGAACGTCAGGTTCTCTGCGTTCTGGGCCTGTTCCTCGATACTGACTTCTCTCATCTCATTCTCCTAGTTATGTTTTGACAACGACTCTACCGTCCGAAGTGAACGGTGTTCCGGAACTGTAGTGGTCTGTCACCCCGTTGATGGCGACGCACAGATGGCGCGTCGCCAAGACCCCGAAAGGCAGACCACATGAAAATCTCGTGGGCGGATCAGTCGTGTACGGAATTTCTCCACTGTCGTTGAAGGGGAGACCGTTCTGCATATGCGTCACAAGGCCACCGTTGACCATTACGACGCGACCCGCCGCATTGTAGGGAATTCCGTTGTGCCAATGGTCAACGGGGCCATTCCCGAATGGAATGGCCCCGTCAACTGCCAGCCCGTTGAGAGCCGACATACTGGCCTCAGGTGACGTCTGCGAGCGGCGTGGCTCCCGAGCCAAACACGCTCTGGCCAGAGGCGAGGGCCACGCCCGAGCGGTTCGCCCATCCAGCTTCGACCGCAGCTCCGTTCGCAACCGCGCCGGAAGCCGTGACCGTCTTGATGGGGAAGCCCGTGAACGGGGTCGTGCCACCGTCGCGCGAGCCGCCCTGTCCTGCCATGCAGAGACCAACGGTACCGATGGCGCGAGGCGTGGACACGCCCAGAGCATTCGACAGACCGCCGCCGATGTACATGATGGAAGCATCCGCCGCCTGCACCGAGGAGGGAAGGTCCTGCCCCGGAATGTAGTCGTCGGTGAAGTTGGCGTCGCTGAAACCGTTGACTGCGGTGTCGCCAAAGATTGGCGGCGAGCCGAAGCCGATGCCGGTGCTCAGGCCACCCGTGGAGAGGTTGGCGGGATCGTTGGCGTAGGTGGGCGAACCGGCCGACCAACCAGTGATCTTGCGAGCATCCAACGGAGATGCCTTGGGACCGCTGAGCGGATCGAACAGGACGCACTTTCCTGCCGACGGATTGGCTGCGTTTTCGACAGCCGTAGAACCAGGAAGCGAAGCAGGCATTGTGATGTCCTCCGGAAAGAGGGGCGGCTCACAACCGCCCCAAGTCCGATCAGCCATTGAAGTCGAGGCGACCCTGGAACTGACGACCCGAGCAGGTCAGGTTTCCGGCCCACGCCAGGATCTGCACTTCCGCGTCCTGGTTGATCGCGTACCGCTTGTTCGGCGAGAGCGACGTCATGTTGCGCGCCGAGTGCGGACGGTAGTGGAGGTACTTGGTGTTCAGGAAGAACGCGGTGTTCGTCGGGCAGAAGCCGCCGATGCCACCATCC